AGCAACCATGAGTGAACATTTCGAAGTCGACCGTCCAGACCCCAGTCACCAATTTTCGCCCATCTTAGGAGGTTATTAGCCAACAAGATAACGGCAGGTATGGTTTCCAGAGCTTCTGTGATGTAGACAGGCGTTACGTCTGTCCCATCGAGGTAGTGTTTTCCACAGCTTTCGCGGAAAATAGGCCCTTCAGCTGAGTAAAAGGACTTCTTGTCGTTGAAGCTGAAACCGGCATAGGCTAGGACATCCCGCAACAGGCTAACAGCCCTGCGCGGAAGAATGATGTCATCGCCGTACACGGAAACTCTTTCCTCAATGCCTAAGACTTTGCACACCGAAACAGAGATCGCCCAGAAAATCAGGCTTTCAAGTTCAAATGTGCAACCATTACCCATCGAAGAGAATAGCTCATAAAACAGCATTTTCCCTTCTTTAAAGCGACCTGACGGCGTCCTTATAGCATCAAGGACCGCGTACCAGGTTGGATCGACCGGAGACTGTTGATGGGGGTGATCTCCCACAAGTCTCCACACAAGCTCGCACGTCATGGAATTTGACGCATTCGCGAGATCGACCGTAGCGTCACGAGCATCTTCCGATGCAAGTTTCGCCAGCCTTTGGTTAATGGACTGATCATTGAGGTTAATTCCCCATCTATGGAGTTTCTTCCTCATCACATAGGCAACAGCCAGTTGTAAAACTGTATTAATATCTGGCTGAATACCTATCGTGCGACCAGTTGTCGCGTTCTTAGGAACGACGTCCACCTTGTCAAAGTTCTCAACCTTCAGAACCTTATCGAGACCATCCGGTTTCGCGATATTGGCATACCAAGCTGGAGAGCTTGAGATAACCGCCTTCGCTAGACCATAGGCATCTAGGGTGGTACAAGGTGTTCCAGAGAGTTTCCCGAAAATATGAGCTTTTTCACGGCTCAATCTTGAGGTAGCTCCTGGTCCGAATCGCAGCCCGTCTTCAAACCAGTCCCAACTGAACTTTCCAAGCACCTGCGCCACTTTTTGACCTGCAAGCTTAAATGCTGCAAGGACATCCGGGCTTTCACCCGAAGGCTTAGTGCTAAGTCGTTCATTTGTTATCTGGTTGGTAGCTTCCTGCTCATACAGAGCGTCTATTGCCACCTGACGTGTGTCTATTCCAAGGTCAAAGGAAGGGTACTTCCGAAGAATTTCTTTCAGAAGATATTCATCCCGAAACGTCGATGAATTGACGTCAGGGAAACCCTTTTCTACAACAGCTGCAGCAGTTGCCGGACAGGACAGTCCCAGCGCGGCGGACAGTTTTCGTAGAAAGACCATAGGATCAACATTACTGCGCAACCGAGTGTTGTAAACAGTACGGTTCGACATAGAGTGACTCCAAGTCTATTGCGGAAGTAGGGCCCCAGCTTACAAAGCTGTAACAGGACCCATACAAGGTTGGCCATATCGACATCTCCATCTACAAGTTACTAGTAGACGAAGGCACCGGTACAAGCCATCCCGACAATCACGGCATCATCCAGCGCTTCAGACCCCAGTTCAACAAGGTCTTCGGCGTCGGCTTGAGTCCAGGTCATCGGGACGATAACCTCTACCTTCAGCATTCCGTAGTCAGGGACACTCGGGACCTCAACAGAGTTGATAGTCTCGGTGATCAGACGTGGAACTTTCAGAACAACAACCATCTTCCTGAGTTTCGTGTTTTCGGACAGAGACAGGTTCATCGTCTCGCGGCCGATTGCATGAGCCTCAACGTAGTTAATGTAACTCGCTACGTCGCCCTTGATACGTACGGGCGTGAAATCATGGTCTACGGGTGTGCCCTGGGAATCGGGCAGTGTTATGACAGCATTAGCTGGCATATGACTATACTCCAAAAGGATTTGAAAGAACAGATGCATCAACGGAGCTTCATAAGAAGCGAGACGGCGTCCATGATTCTCGTGGGCGACATCATTCCGATTAGCACCTCAGGGTTGATGGCAAAAGCTGGCAAAGGATTTTCCTCGACAAAACGCATGAACTCGAAAACTTCATTCGTCGTGTCTTTGGGGCTTCCCTTGTTGATGAAGTAAGTACCGTCTTCAAAGGTACCTTTCTCCTCGTACACACCTACCACAGTACTACTACCCCCTTTAAAATGATAACCGGGAGTGTAGCACATCGCCTCTAGAAATTTTCCGATGTTAAGGAACCAATCTAGGACGAAGCTGTATGGGATAATCTCCCATATGATAGGTAAAGGATGTACGCCAGCAGCTATAAGAGTGACATAATCCGCATCACGCAGATCGAAGTCGTACCGAGTAAAACAAGTTTCGGTACCGTTCAGATTACAGCGGTAGGTAATTTTACCACCCATAACTGTACGTGTTATCGAAGGTTCGGAGTACTCTAATTCGGTCTTAGCCGTTGTGTAAACGGATAGACGTTCATATTCCCCCTCCTCAATATCCTCTATAAGCTTCAAAGAGCCTTCTACATCCCGAAACAGCTGGGATATTCCATATCGGTACGTCAACCACCAGGAGAAAATGTCCAGTTTCCGAGCTCGCTGCCAAATTCGGCCAAAACGGCCACGGCGAACGTCACGGATAAACTGTACACAATCACCTATTAGGCTCACCACCATGCGGTACGTTTTCTTCCGCTCGGCAAAGGTGACACCTAACATTACATCGCTCCGGTTTAGTTTCGCCAGAGCGCGGGTTTTCGTCCAATTTCGAAGGTTATTGATAAACCACTCACTATGTCTTAGGAGTGGCGTCTTTTGCCCGTAGTATCTATACGAGTACATCTCGACGGTGCTGATGTTAGGATTCCAGTACTGGACACCCATTTTCGGATCTTTATACTGACCAAATCCCCAACCTTGGGGAGGTAGTTCAGTTTTAATCACCTGAGCCTCATAAGGCAGTGGGTCGCGCCAGCCAACAGAATCTATCGCAGTATGCACAGAAGCAGCTCTGATCAAAGAAGTACAGAGCTCGTCGTGAGGATACACATTTACCGTAGCGTCGGATAATACTCTTCCCTCGCCATCCAAGGAAAATACCTTGATCCAGCCCAAGTCTTCAACGACATCGGGCCAGGACAGTATGTTTTCAGAAGGATGTGGCATTATGTGTTCTCGTAAGATAGGGAGAAATCCCAGAGTCGCCTTGGCAGGCG